TTTATAAATTATAGATTTCTCAAGTACTCATTGAATACTTTGAGAAGACGCTCTTCGCGGATTTTTTTATCGATTGTTGGTGTTAATGAATTAATTTGCTGTAAAGTTTTTTCAGCTAAAACTCCATTATTCCAAATCCACTCCTTACCTTCCATAATACCTTGAACAAATGCATCAGGTGCGGAAGGATCTGCTACAATATCAGCAGCAGTTGAAAGCATAAAATCATCACCAACATACTTGATACCATTACGCTCAACAAGAGATCCAATACCTCTTGAAGAAACACCAAGCTTCACTCCTTCATCAAGAAGTGACTTAGCAATGTTACCCATTGGAGTGTCGAGGATTTTTGCTTTACCAATAAAATTATTTCCTTCTGCTTTTAGACTTGTGATCATGTGTGATGCACGATCTAAATTTACCGTTGGCCCATCGGGATGACCAAGTTCTCCAAGTGCTCTTCCTTCTTTAATATACTTTTGGGTATACTTTGCAACTTCTCTCTCAAGAATTGGGAAGGGATAGCAACGACCATTGCGGTTTGTAATTTCTGCTTGAAGAAAAGGCCCTGTAATATAAAGACTGGTTTTACCATTCTTTTCTTCGGTGAGAACTTGAATATTCTCGATTTGCTCTGTAATTAGTTTCATTGTTTTACTGGGTAAATCCTACTTTTGCAACTTGAACCGTACCACCTAAAACATGAATTAAATCACTAGCTGTTTTTTCAATAACTTCGGAAGTGTTGTTTAGCATTGTAATAGAACCAATTCCAGAATATGTAGAATTTCTTATTACAACTACAACAGAACCACCAGAAGCATTAACAACTCTAACGAGAGTTGCACTTCCAACAGTAGTGCTATTACCAATTCCTGTGGCTAAATTAGCCTCATTACCTTTTACCTTTAACCTATACATCTTGATCCTCGGTTTCCATAGTTGGGTCAAACATTTGAGCACCAATGACAGGCTTTAACTCATCAATCATTGAAACGCTTTTTTGATAAAGCAGTTGCTTGATTGCATCAGTAAGTTCCGCAGCTGGTGCGTCGGACATCACCATCCCAATAAAATCATTTGTTTCCATGAAATTACTTATAAAATCTTATATTATTTATAGTTTGTTGGTTTTCTTAGTATCTACTTTGTCCGCTTCTGGTGCTTTTACGTTTGCTGCTTTTTCACTAGGTTGCGGATCTTTAACAGGTTTCCCTAACCCAATCTCAAGATCTTTTGCATTTTGCTTTTGAGTTTTCTTAATAAGATCCTGACCTGTTTTTTGAACATAATCAGTTGGCATTCCAGTTTCAAGATCGGTTGGTTGAGTAGGTGGTGGAATAATACCTGTGTTAAGTTCATCCGCAATTTGGAAATCAATTTCGATCATTTCCTCTTCGGTCTGGCGTAAGATCTTTCTTCTTACATACTCATTAGAATAATATTTTCCAACATAAGGCTCTACTTGCTGAAGAAGAGAAATTCTTTCATTCATTAATTCTGTTTCTTTTAGTTCAGCAAAATGATTGTCGTAAACATAATCATATTGAATGTGATCACTCATCCATTCCCAATCTTGTGGAGTGATGATATTTTTAAGAACTAATTGAGTCTTTAGTAGATCATGGAATACATTGCTAAATCTTTTACGCAATCTCCCTACAAATCTAGAGAACATGATTTCATCTCTAAGAATTTCAGAAGATCTTCCTAAATTAAATCCACCGTCTGCAGCAATTCTAGATTCAGGAATACCTAAGGAACGATAAAGTTTCTTTTGGAAGTATTCAATATCTGCAAGTTCTCCAAGATTCTGTCCACCAGGAAGAGTGGTGATTTCAGTTCCACGACCACCTTCTCTACGAGGTAGCCAGAAATCTTCCATCATACTGGTAAACTTTTTATCATCACGAACTTCACCAGTTGATGCATCATAGACAAGTTTATTTCTATAACGCGACATTACATCACGAAGATATTGTTCCGCCTTGATTTTAGGAAGATTACCTACATCGATGTAGAAAATTCTACGCTCTGGAGCACGAGACAATCTGTAAATAACCAGAGAATCTTCAATCATACGAAGTTGATTGAGAGACTTGATTGCTTTATGTAAGTATGATAAAACAGTCATCTTGTTACGATCAACAAGACCCGAAGTAATATAAGTTACGGAATCTTTCGCTAACTTAACACCTTTACCATATCCACTAGCGCCAGTTGAATATCCTTGACTCTTAGGAGTATAAACAAAATACTCTTCTATATCGGGAAAGTCTAACTTTTCAACACCAATCTCTCTAGAAAGAGTGTTGACATTTTGAATGTCAACAATATTACGGTTATCTTTTTTCTTTAATTCTCTTACAAATTTAATTTTAAGTGAATCAATATATCTAATTTCTTGAATACCATTTTGAGGATTCTCAAGATCAATTACTTTATGGTAAAATACACGACCATCAACGTACCAATTTCTAAAAATTTCATGAGCTTTTTTATCAAAGTCCATCAATTCTTTGATGTACTTGAACTCATCACGAATGATATTTTTAATATTATCGTCTACATTCAAGTTTGATAATTCAATTTCTACAGGAGAATCATTTAAGTCTGATACAATAGCTTCGTTTACAACATCTTCAATAGCTTTGTCTGCTTCAGGATGCAAAGCCATTTCACGATATCTTTTAATCAAATCATACTCGGTTTTATATACACCTTCAATATCTACATATTGACCATAAAAGCCTGAAGAAATGTAGTAGTCAACCCCGTCCTCATTATTAGGAGGAACGGGGGATACTTGCTTCTTAGGCTTTTTATAACCGTCATCAATTGAAAAACCAAACAGAGCCATTACGTTTTGAAGTAACTTTTAACTATTTATTATCTTACTTCAACGCCGTTTGAACCATTATATGCTTCCCACCATTGAACTTGGAAGTCAACTTGGAATTCTTCAATCTGGCTGTTTGCATCATATGACAATGCAATAGCTGAAACTGAAGATGGGAAAATGCCATGGAAATTGTAGTATCTCAGAACGGGGATATTCTGAGCACTTGCAGTAGCAGCGGTTGTAGGTGCTCTACCTAACTGATAAACTTTACCATCAACTTGATAAGCTGAAGGATCAATTTGACCCGAGTTATCAGAAACTCTGTTGATGAAGTTCATCCAACGCTCAAAAGAATTTCTAAGAGCAAAGTCTGTGTCATTAATAACTGTTACTGACCATGGTTCAAAGGTTCTGTCTCCAGCAATTTGAAGAGTTCTACCTCTGAAAGGAACTGGGATTGGGGTAATCGTTGAAGCTGGTAATGAGGCAGCTTTTACAAGGAATCTAACCTTGTCGTTGATCTGGGACTCATTAACTCCATTAGGAAGAGCTGCTGCTGGAAAAGGAATTTCAACCTCAAATAGATTTGGGCGAACACCACCACCTGCTAGTCTTCCCTTGAAGTTATCTAGAAATCTTCCGTCAGATCCTGAATTTGGGATTTGTTGAATCGAAGGCATTGTTCTTTAACTCCGTTGTTGTACTATTATTTAAATCAAACTCTTCCAACTACTTCTTCAAAGCTGATACCAGTTCTGGTAGCAACGAAGGTAAGTCCGATGTAATTAATGCTACGAGCAGGTTTTACAAAAATATCAGCTCTGAACTCATTAGCATCAATAATATCAGGAGTATTGTTTGTCTCATCACAAATCAGTCTATAATCAATGATTCCTCTCTTGGCAACTACATCACGGAGGTATGGCTCAACAATATTCACAAAGTTTGATCTTGTGATCTCATCGTTGAATTCAAAGAGTTGAGTTCTAGCAGCTCTTTCAATTGCAGCCTCAATGGTTAGGAATAGCATTCTAACGTTGATTCTATCAAATGCAGATGCATATGATAGACCAGTTTTATCTCCAAAAAGGATAATACCAGATCCAGGAGAGAAGATGACTGGATTGATTCTCTTGACATAGAGAAGATCTCTTTGTGCTTGAGTTGGGTTATATGCAAGCTTAACAGCGTTGTTAATAACACCTCTTCTAGAACCAGCAGGTGAGAACCAAGGATAGTCGGTAATTACCGTTCTACAAAGGCAACCTGCAACATCAGCGTTTAGAGGAATATATCTAAACTTATTTGCAAATCTGTCGTACTGATACTTGTAACCACTATCAAAAATACCATAAGACGAAGAAGTGATTGCATCATAGAAGTTAATAATATTGTTAGTTTGAGTGCCAGAATCAGCTACATCAACAACTGCAGATCTGTGTGGAGAAATAACAGCAACACAGTCCTTTCTAAGTTCGGCAATGTTGATAAGTTGATTTGCCTTGGCTTGAGTGGTAAGCTTATCCGAGAAACCAGGACCCATGATTAGGTAGTTTACTGGATATTCCTTAACAGTCTCAAAGATTCTATATCCATTCATTAAATCACCAAGGGTGACTGAGTATCTTGGATCTGTATAAGCAGAGGAGATACCAGAAGTACCGTAGGTGTTACCGCCGAGGAGAGTATAGCTCTTAGCTCCAGCAGCATTGAATGTTACTCCTTGTGCCTTCTGACCCCAAGCACCACCAGTAGTGCCACCAAAACCAGTTGCAGAACCTGCAGAATCAGCACCAGCATAAATGTATCCTGAACTTAGTGCAATATAATCCTTGTAGTAGATGTTCTGGCTTGGGGAAAGCTGAGCATCAGATGCCTTAGATAAACCAATGTGCTTCTCAAGGATATTTCCAGCAATTCCAGTTACCGAACCACTATCATCAACAACGACAACATGAATTTCGTCGTTCTTGGCGCTTCTGCTATTAGCGTAGGTTGAAGTTCCTGGCTTAGGAGCAATCGAATTCCAGTAAACAGTTGAATTTACTAATCCAAGACTTTGCTGGTTGTACCAATCAAGAGCAGTGGCAGTACTTGTTCCAGTTGTACCAATTCCAATGAATCCATTAACGGTAGTTGCATTAAATGCATAAAGATCTGGAGTATAAGTTACTGCAGTTTCTACTTGAGTTGTGCTGTTAACAACACTGGTAATTTTAACATCAATGTGAGTGTTGCCGATACCAGTAACAATGCCTTTTACAAAACCAGTAAATGCGGTTGTAGTTCCTACACCAGCAACTGCAAATGTACCAATTTGCGTTACAGCAGCTCCAACTGTTACCGCTGAATATAATTGAGTAGTTGTGGTGGTTCTACTAAACGTTAAATCAGTAGTAGCAGCCCCTACTGCGGAAGAAGGAACTGAAAGATATACAGTACCAACACCGATTGCAAGAATTGTGGTCCCTGCACCGATATAAGTTCCTGAAACTGCATCATTAACAAGTAATCCAGTGGTGTCAACACCAACGCTAACATCATATGCTTCGCTAAAGGTTCCTGCAGTTGTTGCAACACCAACAGTAATAGCAGTGGTTGCTGTAGAAATGCCAGTGTTTACACCGATAAGTCTTTGATCTGCAAAAGCATCAATAACACAAACTTTTAAGTTGTTTGCCCAAACGCCAGGATCTTTAGCTGCCCAACTCCAAGCAGAAGCACTTGTATGATTTGCGGTGTAATCTTCGTAGTTTTTAATTTTTACAGTGGTTGAACCTAAACCAACCGCAGTTGGTGCGTTAGCGTTGTTTAAGTTGGAACCATCAGCTCTTACAACACGCAATACGCCGCCATAAGAAAGATAGTTTGATGCACTGTACCAATATTCGTATTGATTATTATTTTCAGATGGTTTGCCAAATGTGTTGATAAGATCTTTTTCGTTTTCAACTAATGTTGCTTCTTCTACAGGACCTCTTTCAAAAGGTCCAACAATAGCACCAGTTAATTGGCTAACAGAATCAACCCTGCCAACGGTTAAATCAACTTCCCTAACCTTAATTCCAGGTGAAACTAAACCTAAAGCCATTTGGATTCCTCTAGTAGTTCTTCATTTGCTCTAAGATTATTTATTAAAATGTTTATTTTAAATGGGAAAACAATACATGAACAAATTACCAATCAGGATATTCCCATTTATCTAAAATTGTGGTTGTTA